CTTTCCGCCAAGAGTAGAAGCCATCAGTCTCTCCTCAAGCTGAGCTAGAGCATCCATTCCCTTAGTCAGTGCTTCTGTCTTAGCAAGCAGAGCCATGAAGCCGTCTGAAAGCTGTCCTTGAGCAGTTGTCAGCCTCTCAGCAGCATCTACAGCTGACTGTGGGATATTAAGTCCCATAGTCCTAGCCAAGTCTAAGTCTCTCTCAAAGCCATTGGCAGCGTTCTTGCTGAGATTCCTCATTCCTCTTCTGCCCATCAAGTCTTCAAGGACACTTGATCTTCTTCCTCCAGCAAGAGCAGTAGTCACAGCTCCATAGAGCCTCTCAGGAGCTTGAGTCCAATCCTTAGTCATGTCAACTCCAAGCTCTCTGAACATCCTCAAGTACTTCGCTTCACCTTTAGTCGCTTTGTCCCAAGCTTCTGAGATTCTTTGGATTCCCTCGATAGTTCTGTTCAAGTCTGAGCCAGCCCTTCCAGAAGCGAACTTTACTCCAAGCATTCCATTGAAGCTCATGCCTATGCTCTTTGCGTCTTTCGCTACTCTGTCAAGTCTCTCAGAAAGAGAAGTCAATCCCTTGTAAGCTCCTCCAATAGCAAGAGCTACACCAGCGAACACTCCAGCTACAGCCAGACCAACAGGTCCCATCTTGCTCAGAGCAGAAGTCATTCCCTGGACTGCAGATCCAGCTTTTCCCAAGCTAGATGTAGCAGATCTGCCCAAGCCGTCAATAGCTCTCTGTGCAGCCTGAGAGCCATTGCTCATTGAGTTGAATGCGCTTTTAGCCTGATTTTCGGCATTCTTCAAGCCCCTCTGGAAGTCAGAAGTAGAGATTGTTAAGCGTGTTTGTATTGGCATTTAGTTATTCTCCATCAATAGCTTGTGATTATCTGATAGCGCAGGGTGCATAAGTTAGATCTCTCGCTCACGGAGAAATTCTGAGTATTAAATTCAAAATACACAACAGGAATATTTCCAAATAGTGATCCAAGCTGCTTATTGTTAAGCTCAAATGGGAGCAGTCTGTTCTTTACCTCAGCAATGATCGAATAGAACTTGTCGCCGCTGTCATCTTCTGGGATTGCACAGTCAACAAGTATCTCCATATTGTGTCTGTAGTCAGGCACTCCGCATCCGGGATTCAGCTGCTCAGTGCTGGTGATTCCAACTACGATCATGTTGTCTCCACGCTTCTCGGTGAAGTCAGTGACAGCCTGAGTGTCGCAGTCTTCTATGTCTGACAGCACATTGACGATTCTTTCTATAAGCAGATTCTCATTCATATGTTCTTGTCCCTCTTCATAATAGCGTCAATCATATAGCGCATTCTCTTCTCAGTCCTGATTGATGCATCTCTTTCAGCAGCTGCTAAAGCACTGTCATTTACTGAAGTTGAGTTGTTGATTATCTCCATCTCAAGCTTGTCATCTGTCTCTGTGAAGCGCATCTCATTCTGGTCTATTCCATTTAGTTCAGGGGATTTAGCCAGAGCATCAGCTATAGTAGCGCCAATGGGAACACCAACTGTGTTAGCATTCTTTCCGCCACATCGCTCTGGCTATTCCTCTGTTGTATACTTTCCTTGCTCTTTCAGCGTCAGCTTTGCTCTTGAAGTATACGCCCATTCCATGCTGTCTTCTCAGCTTGCTTCCCTTCTTGTCGAACAAGACCTTCCACCTTCTTCCTTGAGAAAGCTGGATTCTGTCAATCTCCGAGAGATCATTCTTGTGCTTCAAGTCAATGATCTCCCTCTGATAATACTTTCTTGAGATTCTTCGCTTCCCAATGTCAGGCGGAGTTCTCTGAGCAGCGACATTGATGAATGAAGCTGTCATCTCCTTGAGAACAGGCACAAGATCTCTGTTCATAGCATGAGCAAGCTGCTCAGCGTTGTTCTTGAATTGCTCAAGATCGAATGAGAAAGTTATCTTTGCACCAGCCATATACCTTATTTATGGCTCTCGTATCTTGAAGCCAGCAGGGCGCTTAGACGGAGCAAGCATCAGTGTCTCATAATATTCTTTATCCTCTTCCTTGATTATCCCCTTCTCAATAAGACGCTCCACTATTAGTTGATTTGATCTTACATCCATTTCCTGAATGATCTCAGCCTCGGACTTCTTGCCAATGTTCTTCACTCCCTGTGATTTTGCATATTCCACATAATATTGACAGACTGAGTTTAAGCTCATCTGCTTCATGATTTTCTCAGCACCAGCACCAGTCACCTGATGGACAGCTGATATAAGACTGCTTATCCATTCAGCGTCATAAAGTGGCTGCTGGTCTTTTGTCAGTTTCACTTCTGTAGCGTCTGGGAAAAGCTTTAGCGGAGAAAACGCAAGATTGATCAATGCATTGCATATTCCAATTCCAATATTCTCTGGAATCTCTCTCTTCTTGCAGAAGTCAATTGAGCTTTTCACAAGTTCTTCCAGATCATCACCATGATAATCCACAGCGGCTAGAAGAAGGTCAATGTCTGCTTGTGATATTTTATCAGTGCCCAATGCAAAAGGTGAATCCAGACACCACAGGTTTGCCCATGCATCAATAGTCATTTGACTGAACTTTAGATTTCCCACTTGAAGCGGGCAATTCTTAAAAGCCTGAAGCTCTCTGACTAAAGATTTCTTGTTGAATCTTTCATCTTCAAGCTCATCAAGTTTCTCGTCATGTCCAAATCTATATTGAAATATCTTATCTTTTGGAAGCTGCTTAATCGCTTCCTGGATTTCTTTTGAACAATCTAAGAAATACGTAGAGATTCACCTCCTTTTTGCTAATTTAAACTAAATAGGAGCCTTTAGAATTTCTTCCAAAGACTCCTTCTATGGCTAACAACTAAATATTAAATTATGAGCCTTGGATCTCACTGAGTGGATGGATGACAGTATCCACATCAGCGGCCTGAGCAGTAATCTGAGCTCTTTGGAAATCAGTGTTAGATTCAGTCTTATTGACAGCAGTGATAAGTCCCTGTCTGTCACCAAGATCAATTGCTGAGCCTGCATGAACAGCTTCAGATGAAGCTGTGCAAAGAGCTTCCATTGTGATTTCTCTTCCCTGAGTATAGCCAGCAATATCAAGAACCTTGCCTTTTTCATCCTGAGCACGAGCTGACTCAACAGTCTCATTCTCAGAATAGGAGTTGATGATATAGCCTTCTACACCAGATAGAGATGAAGTAATTCCAAAAATACGTGCTGGTCTATCTGCCATAAAATGTTTACCTCCAAATGGTTATTCCTGCTGGCTGGAGTATTTCATCCAGCCATCACAGGAGATTTGATTATGCTACAGTCTTGGTGAAGCTCTTAGGTCTGCGGCACACGAAGTCCACAGCAGCGTGAGCAACGATCTCAAGAGCCTGCTTACGAGCGAGAGCAGCGTCTTCAACAACCTTCAGGGTGATGCCCTTAAAGTTAGCCATGACCAGCTCATCGAAGTTGCCGAGGATGATGGTGTTGTCGTCAAGTGCATTGCAGATCACGACATCATGACCGATCATCTTGCCATCTTCGAGGAGCATGCGGTTCTGCTCAACAGCGCTGTAAGGAGTGGTGGCATACTTGTAGTAGTTCTTGGTGTTGCAGACGAACTTCAGGTTGTTGCTGTAGTCATAGGACTCACGGATAGCAGCTTCCATTCCATAGACACCGCTCAGAGTGAATGCGTCGGAGACAGGAACAGTGTTTACACCAGCAGTAGCGGTGATGCCAGTAGGCTCTCCATCGCTGCCAGAACCCTTGATTGCGCCTTCATCCAGAACCTGAGCAAGAGCCTTCACAATGTCATCCATGACGATTGCTTCAGCGGAAGGATCGTCCTGTAGGAGTGACTGGAAGGAGATGTCAACGAATGCACCAGCTTTCTTAGGATTGAGCTGCTTCAGAGCGAAGTCCATAGTTGCGGAGGGGACATTGCCATTGATGTCAACCCAGCCAGCGTTCACGCCAGAAGTGGCGACGGAGAAGCTGATGGACTGGCCATCGACTGCGACAATTCGAGCACCAGTCTTGGCAAGAACTGACTCGGGGCGGAGAACGCCAGTATAGAGGTCAGGGCGATTGACAACCTGATTCAGAGTTTCAGTGCCATCGAAAGCACGGAGCTGAGCAGGAGTCAGGACGATGTCAGCATCGGTGATGCCATAAGCACGCTTGTTGTCTTCATTGACTTTGAATTCATAGCTGTCAACGAAGTTCGCATCAGCCTTAGAGGTATAGCCACGAATGGCCTTAAGGAGATTGAATTTCTCTTCCATAGTAGTAGGTATTTCCTTAACGTTAAGTTCTTCTTTATTAAGTTCTTTTACAGCAGTCTTGAATTCGTCAAGACTGCGATTTTCTGAGATGTATTTCTCAGCAAGTTCTTTTGTGTTGGTAAGTTCTGAAAGTGAGCGGATCTCTGCCACTTCAGCAGATTTCTTCTTTTCTTCCTCGCATGTGCAAGGATCATGTCCACACTCAGGGCATACTGCCTTTTCCTCCGGCTCTTCGCCACAGGCTTTCTCTTCATCAGCCTCTGGAGCAGCTTCGGCAGGAGCTTCTTTGCAGTCTTCAGGAGTATCAGCATTTCTATCTTTGTCATCTTCGTCACATTCCTTTGTCTTGTCTTCAGATGATGCAGATTCACACGCTTTCACTTCCTCAGGTGTTTTATCAGCCTCAGTAGATTTGTCTTCCAATTCATCATCTACATTTTCCAATGATCTTTCAACCCCGACATAGGGATCGGCGGGGCAAGCAACTTGGGAGATTTCATAGATGGTGAAGCGGTCGACGAACATCACAGGGAAATCAAACTCACTGAGTTTCTCCATGTGGTATCCATCTACAGCATAGCCAATTGAGACATTTCTGCGGATTCCATCTTTCATATCTGAAAGAATGTCCTGTGGATAGCGGTTCTTACTAAAGCGGATGGTCGCCATGACTTTCTCATCTTCAATCCACGCCTTCTCACACACGCCCATTTGCTTGGAAGTGTCGTGATCCAATAGGAATGGGCAGCGTCCATCGACAAGTCGTTCGAAGTTCACTGAGTCATCATTGATGACAAGTATCTCATAGAAAGACTTTCCATTCTTATCAGTTCTGAGATAAGGTGCAGAAGAAGCAACGGAAAGCGTCAGTAGATTTGCATCCTCTAAGGGAATGACATCTGCTGCAAGTTCTCGTTTGAAATTAAACTTCTTCATTTGCGTAAGTTCTCTGTATAGCTTTATTTATGGTAATTCAATTAGTCGCCTCTTGCTTTGTCTAACTGCTCGTCATCTGTCTGCTTCTCCACAGGCTCGACGACTGTCTCAGTCTTTCCAAAGTCAAGACCAAATTGCTTGCATAGTGCTTTCCAAGTCTGCCAGCCACGCAGTGTCTCATCTAAGTCATAGCCTGACTGCTCAATGAGCTGGATTGGATTTCTAATTCCCATCTCAAGCTGCTTGGCTTCAGCTAGAGTCTCCTTAGACACATCGAAATAGGGCTTCTTCTGAGCTAAGAAGTGGTGATAGCGTCTTGCTTCAAGTAGTTTAGATGACTCAAAGCTGCCGTTGATTGCAAGAGCTTCAATGAAATATCTGAACTGTCTCTCTTTCCAGTTCCTGATTAAGAAGCCTTGATAGTCACTGAACATGACTTTCTCATCGCAGTAAGCGTCCTTCAAGGAGCTGAAATTGACATTTGAGTAGTCATGGAGCAGTCTATTGTAAGAGCATCCAAGGGAGGAGCTTATTCTCTTGAGGACTGCTTGGTTGAAGCTGTCATAAGTGTTGTTCGGGTGATTGCTCTGGATTGCTTTTAGTGAATATCCATTTGGGACGATCGTGCTCTGGCCCGGAGAAAGCTCTTGAGCAAACTGCCCTGGATCATCATCTTCAGCTTCATCCATGAAGTCGCCTTGTGGAGACTGCCCATTTCTTTCATAAGCCAAGCTCATCACTGCTGAGATCTTAGCTGCCATAAGCTCAGCCACGCCGAAGTCATCAAGACCTTTGAGATCCTGCATGATGGCATTGAGAGGGCTTATTCCTCTAGTCTGTCCAACGAACTCCTTCTTGAATAGATGAATTACTTCACTGGCTGGGATCTCCTCTTTCCCTGCCTGATAGCAAGTGGAATTTCCAGTCTTAGTCCAATATGCTACTTCCTTTCCTGTTGAGTCGATCTCGACTCCGGCAGACGATTGCATTGTATCCACTGCCGGCCTCACGGATTCTTGTGAAGTCGATTGACATAGCATCGATAAGCTCGAACTTGACGCCAAATGGAGATGCCTGAGTCTTACGGACTCTGATGAATACTTCTCCATCGATTAGCAGCGTCCTGAGAATGAGCTTGTCAAGCTCAATCCCACCAAGACTGCCTCCGATTGTCAGCCAGTCATTCAATGCATCATTCCAGTCAAACCACTTCCATTCCAACGCGTTGTTGAATTCTGAGTCTAAAGCTCCATTGGCTTTCACTTGTGACTGCAATATGAATCCCTGCTCGCCAAGGATGTTCTTCTCCATGGTCTCTAGCCAAGCTCTCACGACAGCGTTTGACTTAGCAAGCTCTCTAGCTCTGGAGATCAATATGATCTGGCTTTGGTTGGTGTCAGCGTTAAGCTTCTCAAGGGAAGAGTATATCCAGTTTGTGAGTCTGGTGTTTCTCGCTCCCACGAAACTTCTTTTGTCAATATGCTTCATTGGAGGCTTTGCGTCTTTGTTGTCTCTCTTGAATATGCTCAATACGTTCATATTTTACCTCCAAAAATATTTGATACGGCCTTGATCATTCTTGTCATGTGGATCTTTGCCTTCCTCTTCAGCCTCTTCTTCAGCTACCTTGTTCTTTGCGAAGTCAAGAAGTCTCAGAAGATCAGTTGTGCTCATGTAGCTGATTGACTTTCCATCTACAGAAACAGAATATGCAGCGTCTATCGCTTTTCCCGCAAGTCTCTCTTCAATCTGCTTCACGACTGTCTTCCAGTATGAATCTACTGTTGACCAATAGAGAAGATTAGGCAGAACTCTGAATCTACCTGATTCAACAAGCCCATTTTCATTGATTATCTGGTAGTCATAAGCCGTTGGATTCCAATCTTTAGTGATTTCAGATGACGCAATTAAATATATGTTTTCATCAGCATCAGTCAGAATGTCACTGACGATGATTTTGTTTATCCCATCTGTGGCCACGAACTGGCATGAATTGTCCGGGACTTTGATTTGAAAGTTAGTTCCTTGAAGTAGCTTAATCATGGCTTGCTAAGATCTCTTAAGTGAATTCGCACAGCAGCTGGAGCTGAGTCTACTTCGACAAGACCCACTCTCCAGTCCTTTCCTCTGAAGCGGACTTTGTCTTCTGGCTTGATTGGCTTATGCAGTGGAAGCTTGATGTTCAAAGTGAAGTTTGCCTCATCAACAAAACCAGCTGAAGTGTAGGAATTGTCTGAGGAGACTTGGCTGGCTATGCAGTCATACTTGACTCCTTCGATGAAGCAAGTCTCTAAGAAATCTACATTCATAAAGATGTCGCCAACAGCTCTTTGAAATGCGTTCATACTCATATACCTTTATTTATGGCGTTTTTGTCAAATAGACCAGAAACTGCCTTTGCTATCTTGCTGCTGCTTAGTCTCCTGCTTCTTCTTTGCTTTCTCAAAGCGTCTCAAGATAGATGGCGCTTTGCCAAATCGGTATCTCTTTGAAGCGAAAGTCTGCAAAGCAAAATCTTTAGCGAGATAAGCATACTTGAGGCAGTCAAACAGGTGGTCTGCTTCGCCATTGCTGCTCCAGTTCTCGGGCTGGTCTCCCCACTTGGAGCTTGGGTCTGGCTTCATCGCCCTTAGCTGCTTAACATACTCTTCTTGGATCTCTGGGAACAGCCATAAGTAGTTCTCCTGCTTATTCTTCTGAGCATACAAGTAGAAGATGGCTGTGCTTTTCCAGAACTTTTCATTGGCAAGGATCAGTCGCTGCTGGTTGTCTGAAAGCCTCCAGTTCATAGATGTCATCGTAGTCCCCTTCTGCATTATTACATTATTATGCCTAGAAGCAAAATATTTCACCTCGTTTCCTCTGTGGCCGCCTTGGTCGATTACACAGAATGTTGGGACTATTCCAATTCCGTCTTTGACAAGGAACTGCTGCTGGATTATGTCTTCCAGAGTGATGCAGGGAGGCTTTCCCTCTTGCTTATTGATATTATCCTGCTCTTTGCGCTTTTCATCATCTAAAATGATCCAAGGTGTCTCTCCACAGTCAATCAGATAAAGCGAGTCATCAGTAGTCCAAGCCCACACGGCATAAGAAATGAAACTGTCCATCACATCAGCTGTCACAAACACAATCTCAACATTGTCTAAAGAAGGCGGCAATGTCCAGCAGTGTCTCTGCCTCAAAGTCTCAATTTCGTCTTTGCTGATCTTTCTCGGCTTATAGGGAAGACCACGGATTCCTGTGTCAAAAGAGATCTGCTCTTCAATGTCAGCAGTCTTTCCAGCTTCAAGTGCTTGCTGTGCTATTACTGACCAAGACAAAGCTGGAAGCTGAGATGCTAAAGCTCCGCACTGGTAGCCGGGGTGAGTCTTCAGTCTCTCTGGAACTTTATGAACATAGTCGCCATTGAGATTCATCCAGTGCTTGTCAGACTCTACATGCTGATAGCCACAGATTGGGCAGACAAGACGCTCAGATCCCTCTTTGACTATGTAAGTCCTTAGCTCTTCATTGTAAGTTGACTCAAACTGCAAGTTGTTTGTGTCACATGATCTCATCGTGAGCTTTCCACAGCCTTTGCATCTGAGATGCCAATATCCCTGTGAGCTTTGCAAGAACTCCGTCCAGATCTTCCCATTCTCAGTAGTCGGGGAGCAGACTTGGTAGAAGATAGATGATGAATAAGATCTTCTTCTTTTGTCAAGCTCCTTCATGTTGTTGATCCTTGGAGGCTCTACCCAGTCATCACATTCATCAGCTATGCAGATCTTACAGGATTTAGAAATGATTCTTGAGCCAGCGCCTTGATAGTAGCTGACAAGAGAGCTGAAGTTATATCTATCTGACCTGAAAGCCCTTGGACGCTGAAGCTCTTCTCTCAAGCCAGGGATTCTCTTCATCAAGGGAAGTATCTTAGCTTGGTTGATTTCCGCTGCTAAGCCGATCTGAAGGATAGACGATCATAGAAGCGCATGGATCAAATATCATACGCCACAGCAGACCGACAATGAAGCAGTTAGTCTTTCCGGCTCTGCTGTGGGAATACTAAAGTAACTTTCTTGATAGTGTTCAGGTCTTCCCACTCCTTGATTGGCGCAATCTGGAATGGGAATATGCTGAAGTCAAGATGGTCTCGCTCATTGGATACATCATCAGTGAAGTTTATGTTCTTCTCAGCCCAGCTTACAATATGCTCAAAGGGCTTAATTGAGAAAAAGTTGCGAATCTCACCAATGAGATCCCAACGTTCGATTTTCTTTAGTCGAGGACACATTTTATTTTAATCTAGTCTTTTCTTTGCGATTTCATAAAAATGCTCATCTGCCTCGATGCCAATGAAGTCTCTGTTAAGCTCTTTGCAAGCAGCTCCTGTAGATCCGCTTCCCATGCAGAAGTCAAGCACTGTGTCTCCTTCCTTTGAGTAAAGCGAGACAAGTTTCTTCATTAGCTCAAGTGGCTTCTGAGTCGGGTGGAGCTTCTGCTTTATTCCATCAGTGTTCTTATATGTCAAAAGAAAGCGAGAACCATTAGATAGATGCTTCACCTTCTTTCGCTTGATGTAGTCTTCACCTATCTCATAGTCATCCATATTATCATGAACTTGCTTCATGGAGACATGTAGTACATAGCCAGTGCCCAAATAAGAGCCGCTTTTCGTTGAGAAGCGCACTCCATCAAACACACTTCCACATTTCAAGCTTTTGATTACTTCTTTAATGTCCAGCCCTGTTCTTTTTCCACGTCTATATGTCACTGCATAATTGTACTTTCCACCTTCAGATTCAGTCACGTCGCAGTCATGATAATAGTTGATGTTTCCTTTTTTAGAGAAGACAAGAATGTACTCATAAGCATTAAGAGGCATATTATTTTTGCAAGCTGCGTTGGTATATGTACAGACCTTGTCCCAAGTGAAGAAGTACTTGTACTTGAAGCCTCTTGAAGCAAACTCATTCTGGATTTGGAAGATTGTCTTATAGTCACAGAAGACAAGCACAGCTGCTTTGTCCTTGCAGACTCTCTTCAGCTCCTTGCAGACAGTGTCCCAGTCAACTTGGACATCCCACTTATGCAGTTCTAGAGTTCCGATAAGGCGGATCGCAGATCACAGCATCCACGCTCTTGTCAGACAGCTCTTTAAGCTTTTCTTCACATTTTCCAAATATTAAGTTCATTTCAGTAGATCCTCCACTAGCTTTCTCAGCTTCGTGCTGTTCAAAGCAATGTCCCACCATCCTCCTTGAGGAGAAACATTGCATGGACCAACGACAAGTCTTCCGCCATATTGCATAAGATCTGGCCATAAGCAGACTCTTCTGCACTTGATTGACTCCGCGATAGCAAAGTTTCCTCCAAGATTAGCCACGACTCCTTTAGAGCCTTTCATTAGTTTAGCTATGTCTAAAGCATTTTCTACTGGCTTATAGTCAATCCTGAAGAACTTCTTCTCAAACTGCGCATGCTCACGAGGAAGACCAATGAACACAAGCTTTTCTCTGAAATCTCTTAAGCAGTTCATATCCAGCTTATATGGATTGTATCGCTCAGTAAAGCAGACAATGATCTTGTCTTTAAGCTCGTCTGAGGGCTTGCAGTCTAACGATGGAATTGAGCAGTCAATGTCGATGTGCTCATTTATGCAAGTCAAATACCAATATGGGATGCTTCCTGAGCCAAAGTTCTTCATCAATTTCCTGAAGTTAGATAGATCAAAATATCCATCTGGAATTGAATCACTTATGGTAGTCTTAAGCCAAGACTGCGCATCTAGCAGCGGCTGGATGAACTCAGCTGCGCTCTGTGTGAGCATTACAGAATCTGGCTCATTTGGTCCTCTGAACATATGTGGGACATTAGTGTGCAGATGAAGTGTAGTCCCAATCTGTCCAGTCTTGAGCAGACAGGCTTTTACAAAGGGAAGTGAGTAGAGGATGTCACCGTGTCTTACCGTGAATGAGAAAAGTTCATTGTCATTTGTCATGCTCCTGTTATGTCTTTCATTGCTTCTACCCAGTCTACGATCTCATCAAACTTTGGTGAATTTGCATCTACTATTTTCCCATCATGCTCAAGAAAGAACAAAGCGCACTCAATAAGATCTTTAAATTCACCGTCTTGAAGCTTCTTAGCTGCTGTTGAGCTCCACTGCTCATGCTCAAGTCTCTTCTTCAGGTCTGTCAAATATGTTGTGTCTAAGTTAATCATTTTTTTTAGTTGTCTCCATTAAGTAAATCGTCTTCTTCCTTGTCATCTAATCCTTTTTCCATGAAATCATTATACATGAAATCAAGTTTGTCCTTCATTGAGCTTAACGCCGAGTCTAATGCTTCATTCAAAGTCTGAAGCTGCTCCTCATCTAGCTGAAGCGAGACCAAAGTGTTCTTCAGCTTTGCGAAAGACTGGGAGAAGCACTCGAAGAACTCTTCTGACCATCCATTCCATAGCTCCTGACGATTTCTCTGAAGTTTCTCGCCAAGTGCTTTAGTCCTTGCCTTGATGTTGTCCAGCTGAGCTGCTTGGAGCTGCGAGTCTAAGTCTAGGGGAATTCCTTTTGCTCCTTCCAAAGACCCATGGGAAATGTCGCCAAGTATCCCCTCCACTATGTCAGCGACATCATCAGAGGGAAGCTCTTCCATGCAGTCAGCTAAAGCTGCTTTAGAAGTGTCAGTCATGTTGTCTTCAGGCAAGAAGTATTCAGGCCACTTTCCTTCCTTACGCTCCTTAAGCTTAGTAGCATAAGTCTTCTGGAAGTCATGTGGAGTCAGTCCTGTGGCCAAAGCGGCCTTACTTTTAGATAGCCAGCATCCGTCTAGTCATATTGTGCTCCTGTTTTCATTGCTTCATTTAAAGCGTTAAGTTCTTTTGCTCGCTGGATTTGTGATATAAGTTGCTGTAGAAGCTGCTTCCATCTCTCGTCATGTGGAAAGAATGGATCACGCACTAAATAGTCGGAGACAAAGTAATACATGTCACTGGAAACGAGATACATCTTATTGAATGGCTTGGTCATGTAAAGGACATCTGTCTTTAAATTCAGCTCATAGACATTTTCTAAAAGTTTCTTCGAGTTAACACAATGATATTGATTGCGATTATCACAATCATACGAGGTAAAAAGAATATCATCATCTTTACGCTTGTGAGGATAAACAATTCCATACGCGCTTGGAAAGATCATAACCCATCTTATGTCATTAGAATTCAAGATTTTATTGATTTTGCGATTTTGTTGTGCCTCTTTTATCCAGTCTGCTATGTGTCTTATAATGTTCATGTTCGTTTGTTTTCCTATAGTCCGTTTATAAAGAAGCTGTCAGGAGCGGACTCACTCTTTTCGCCAGGCCTTGACTAGACAGCCTCAAATCTGTTATAAGTTTACAAATTAACTTTTGTCAAAATTCATTTTTCTGCCGAGAGGACGACAAGAC